ATTTGGTCTTATGCTTCGCCAGTTGCATTGGTTGACAATGACGTTTTAATTATTCAACGTGGGTTTAAAAAATATTCCCCAACAACATCGAAACATATTAATTATGTTGCTGAATATTTAAATTTAAACAAAATTTATCTTGACGATAAAAAATAAATAACTAAATTTAATTCGTCTAATTTGTTTTAGTTTTCTCATTAGATGTTTTATTTGTTTGCTCCTCACTTAATTGTGGGGAGTTTTTTTTTGGTATCTTGCCAAACAAAAATTGATAAATATTTATTTTTCCGATTACAATCATAATTTAAATGGTTGTCTTGGCGAATATAAATTTGCTGTCATGGCAATGGAACATGGTTTTTTTGTGTCGTTGCCTTTATTGGATGCTTCGCCATACGATTTGCTTTTGGACAATGGACGTCAAGTTTTCAAAATACAAGTAAAATCCATAATTAACAGAAAAAAACAATTGGATAAAAATAGTGTTCAAATCAATGTTCGTTGTGGAACAAAATATTATCAAAAACATGAAGTCGATTTTTTTGCAATATATTATAAAGAAACAAACGGGTTTTTTATTATCAAAAATAATCAACAAAAAAGCATACGAATAAATCCAAACGGAAAATATAGAAATAATTTTAATAACTTTACGGCATTCTATTAGTATTTTGTTTTTCATAAGGGAAAGGAGTGTTTAATTTTAAATGCTCCTTTTTTTTTATCTTTACAAAAAAAATTATTTATCATGAGGCAAATCCAAATAATATCAGAAACAGGAAGCGAACTGGTTTCTTTATCCGAAGCAAAATTTTATTGTAAAGTCGATTACAACAATGACGATGGATTAATTACACGAATGATTGAACAAGCACGAGTTTGGTGTGAAAATTATATTAGCAAAGATATAATGTCAAAACAACGTAAATATTTTTTACCAAAAACAAATGGTCTTTTTGATTTGCCATTTGCTCCTGTTAACACAATTGACGAGGTTAAAATAAATGGAACGACATCAACAGCATATGAAATTATTGGATTAAATAAAGAAACGTTGGAATTAAATTCAGGAGAAAATGAAAAAGTGGAAATAACATATACGACATTGGGTTTAAATGACAATTTAATAAAACAAGCAATTTTACAGCTGGTTGGAACGTATTACGAAAATCGAGAGGATTTTGTCGTTGGTTATTCCATAAATGAAATTCCTACAAATGTTAAATCCATTCTGTCATCATTTAAAACTATGTTTGTATAATGCGAAATAAAAGAAAAATCAGAATTGGAGAATTGGACACACGAATTATGTTTTTAAAAGAAACGGTTGTTGCCGACGGCTATGGTGGTTTCACCTCAACAGGCAATGACACAATTTATCCATTATGTTGGGCAAAATTTGACTTTACAAAATCAGAAATAACTGACGAATTTGGCGAATTACAAAATCAAATTGTTGCTGTTTTACATATTAGAAAAAAAGCATTAACAAATGGATTGACAGATTTACCAGCTGGTGCAATGTTTAAAATTGACGGCACAAATGATTTATATAAAATCAATGAAGCATATGAAAGTGATTATAAAGATTTTTTTAAAATAATTGGAACCAAAGCGATATGAAACCAGGTGTAACAATGATTGCCAATCCAAAAGACATGGCACGAGCAAAGGCACGTTTAATGAAAATAAAAGCATTTTCTAAAAAAGATTTGGCAACAACAATTGCCACAACAATATCTTATATTGGTGGAAAAGCAGTATCACGAGCACCAGTTGCTGGAAAGGGCAAAAGTGGTAGCACGTTACGAAAAAGCATTGAAACAGGTATTTCAGGAACAAAAGCATATGTTGGATTCAAGGCAGAATATGCTCCTTATGTCGAATTTGGAACTGGTGGCAAAGTTGATTTGAAACATTTAAAAGCATTAGGCATTCCAGATAGTTATGCCGCACAATTTAAAGGTGCTGGAATAAAAGATGTTAATTTAAAAGCACGTCCATTTTTATTTAATTCGGCACGTGAAGGAATTAAATTGATGAGTTTAAAATTAAAAAAGAAATTAGCACGATTATGATTGGAACAATACAATATATTAGAAAAAAAATATTTGATGCTTTAAATGGAAATATTACTTATAATTCAGCAACGATTCCTGTATATAATAAAGTTCCAACACGAACAACATATCCATTTATAAAAATATATAGTGAATCAGAAGAAACGTCATTTTTAAATCAATCGAAATTCATTACAAGCACAATTACAAAAATCGAAGTTGTTGACAGGACAAAGGGCGATGCTGGTGGAGAATTAATTGTAAATTTTATTGTTACGGAAATTTTGGAAATTATAAAAAGCAATGTCAACAGCAAATGGGACATGTCAGACATTACATTGTCATCAGGCAGTTTAAATGCCATAACAAACAAAATAAATAACATAAATTATTTAACGACTGATTTGCCTACATTTTCATACCAACGAGCAATAATTGAAGTTGAAAACGTAATTGAAAAAATATAAATAAAAAATTGCTAAATTTGCAGATATGAAAAGGATTTGGAAAATAATAAAAACAGGTATAAAAACAAGATACGAGAATATAAAATTAAAATTAATTCGGTGGTGGAATACCAATTTAAATAAATTATGTATTAATTGCACGTGCCGAGTTTATAAAGCAGATTTTGAAAACTCTAAATGTTGTGATTGGTCATGGCGCAAAAAATAAGCGAAAACACCGAAGTTAAATTGGATTTAAAAACCATTGGAATGATTATTGGATTTACAATTTCATTAGCAACAATGTGGTTTACTTTAAAATCAGACATAGCACTTGCTATGGAAAGACCAGTCCCCCAAGTAACAGCAACCGAATTTCAATACAAAGACGAGATAATCAGAAATGCCATTATGGACACACAGGAAGATGTAAAGGAAATGAAAGAAATTTTGTCTAAATTAGAAGCACGTGTTTATGAATTAAATAAATAAAAATGAAATTTGGAATAGCATTAGCATTTTTGTCCATGTCAATGACGACATTAGCACAAAATTATAAAGATGGAATTTCAATTGTTCATTTTTCTGCCGATTTTATATCCGACAAAATACCATTAGACGATTTTAAAAAACATAACACGTTTAATTTTTTAATTGAAAAAGACAAAAAAATCTTTGACAAAGAACAAATTAAATATTTGCCAACAATTATTTTATATAATAATGGCGATGAGATAATTCGAGTTGAAGCTGGTATTTCCCTAAAATTACCTGACAACACAATCCAAATAATTAGCGAACACATAGACGAAATATTGTCTAATAAATTTTAACCTATGAAAAAATTATTTATTTTATTTTTTATTCTTTTAATTCAAAATTGTTATAGCCAAAAAAAATTTTTTGGGAAATTATTAGAATATTCTACAATTTACACATCATATTCCGACACAAGTCCATTATTTCAGCCTGAAACGTTTTTTGTTACACAAGGTGGGGACGTTGTAAATATAACACCAGAAATTTCAAATGATTATTTGGTTACTTTTGGTTTAAGAAAAATAGCACGTTTCGATTATGAAAACAAACAAAATAGATTTTATGACGGAAGCGAACAAAACCAATCTTTAAATGCCAATTATTCGTCAATTCGTGGATTAGAATATTTGTTGCAATATTCCAAAGGACAACAACAAAATAGAAAATACCAAAACGAAAGATATTTTGTTCGATATTCAGCAAAATGGTGGTCGTCAAAAATTGAAATCCAAAAAAATGGATTAATAAATTTAAATTATAAATCGGCAGATTTACGTTTTAGGTTGCCAATAAAAAAATTGTCTTTGTCGTTGGGTGCAATGATTCGCACACACAAACCATTTGGGTTTTTACCAATCGACAATTATTTAGAAACTAAACCATGGTGGGAATTAGCCTACGATTATGGATATATGGATTATTATTATGGCATTGATTATGACAATGACGGACAATTGGACAATTTTGATTGGTGGTGGGCAAATGACGAGGGCGAAAGAATTGCTGACACCGATTTGGATTTTAGACGAAACATTTATCAAAATATTGTCAATGATTACAACAGGACAGAATTAAATAAAATTTCAACATTAGGCACATTGTCGGCTGTTTTCGGATTAGATTTCTACCATTACAGAAAATCGTTTTATGTCCATTCGTGGGCAAATGTTATGCCGATTCATAAACATGTAATTGGGGACGAATTATATTCTTACGAATTATATTTTGGTGGGGATAATTGGTTGGATTACAACGTTGGTTTTATGTTTGGTTGGGACATTTCCAAAAAATTGTCTATTTTTACTGAATATGAAAACACACGTTTTTGGGATAAAAAACTTAAATATCTCAAAGCTGGATTAAATTACAAATTATGAATTTAAAATATTTTAATGTTTCTGAATTTGACAGCCCAGACGAAAAAGGTAGTGGAATAAATATGTGTCCTGATTTTTTAAAATTGTTGGACATTGTTAGGGAAAAATTTGGAAAACCTATGAAAATTAATTCTGGTTACAGAACACCGGAACACAATGATAAAATTGGTGGTGTAAAAAATTCAAGTCATGCCAAAATTCCATGTAAAGCAGTTGACGTTTCTTTAAGTGCATCAGCTGACAGGTGGAAATTTATAAAAATATGTTATGAATTAGGAATCACACGAATTGGAATTGGAAACACATTTGTTCATATTGATTGCGACACAGAAAAACCTGGTAAATTAATGTGGGATTATTACAAAGGAGCAAACAGGCGAAGCAAAAAATGAGCGATAAAAAAAAATTCAAAGACACAAAAGTCGGAAAATTTCTTTTAAACAACGGCAGTAAAATTGGCGATGCTGTTGCTGATTTGTTGCCGAATCAAGGTGTTTTAGGAGTTGTAAAGAATTTAATTGACAAAGACGACACAATGCCTCAACAAGACAAAGAAATGGCATTAAAACTATTGGAAATGGATAAAACTGAAATGGAACAAATTTCAGCACGTTGGACAGCAGACATGACATCAACAAGTTGGTTGTCAAAAAACGTCAGACCATTGACATTATGTTTTTTTTCTATTGCTTATATAATTGGTTGGTATTGTGGTTATGAATTGGATTCTGTTGCTGGAGTGCTTTCTTTAATTGTGGGAGCATATTTTGGAAGTCGTGGAATCGAAAAAGTTATGGGAAACAACCGACACAAATGATTGAATTTTTAGAACATTTTTTTGGCATATGTGGTGAATCACATTTAAATATAAATCACATTATTTTATTTTTTGTGTCGTCATATTTAAGTGGAATTTTTTTATATTATTTAATTAATGGCAAGAAAAAATATAGTAAACAAATATAAACCACCCAAAAAAAAATCACACCCACACAGCAAAAATGCTTCGAGGTTAAAATCCAGCAAAGGTTATAAGAAAAAATATCGTGGACAAGGTCGTGTTTAAATTTGCTATATTTGTAAAAAAATATTAACAATGGGATTGAAAGACACCGCATTTTTTGCTTGTATTGCATCAGCTTATAAAACTGGAAAATTATACAGCATTCAACCGACAGGTGGAAGTGGCGATTTGGATTATTCTGGAAACGTGGTAACAAAACGTAACGACAGCATGGGACAAATCAGAGATGTGGCACAAAATGTTCCAAGCATGAACTATCGAATCATGGACGGCGAAGTTGCTGGATTTCCTGAAATGGACATGCCAAAATCAAGAACAAATTTTTTAAAATATTCTGAAAATTTAAATTCAAGCTGGAATTCTATTAATGTAAATTATAATGTTGGAATGACGGCATCCATAAATGTTACTGGTGGATTCGGTGTAAATGTTATGACTGAAACCACAACAAGTAACGTTTCACATTTTATGTCCCAAACAATTACTGGAATAACATCAGGCAGACGTTATTGGTTTTCTTTATATGTAAAACCGATTCAACGTAATATAATAAGAATCCAAATGTCAAATGCTACAAATGACGTTTGTCAATTTTTTTTAAAAGAAGAAAGTGTTAGACAAACCGATGCTGGGGACGTTGCATTGGGTGGACAAAATGGTAGAATTTTAAAAATGCCAAATGGTTGGTATAGAATTTCTTGTGCATTTGTTGCCAATTCATCGGTAGGAACAATACGAATCTTAATACAAAAAGAAGTCAATGGGGTTGTTTCAAGCACATATACTGGCGAAAATGGAAAAGGATTTTACCTTTATGGCGCACAATTGGAATCAAATCCAAATACCAGCGCAAATGTTGGACCCAGCGCTTTAATTGCAACACAAGGGACAGCAATAACGAGAACAAATCCAGTTTTACAATCAAATGCCATTATAGGTTTTCCAACATTTTTTCCAATATCGGTTTATTGGGAAGGCAAAGTTGACCGACACGACACACAACAACATGTTTGGTCTTTGTTTAAAACAGGAGGGTTTCCAAATAATTATTTGTCATTAGATTTTAATTCAAATACTAACTTAAGAATTAGACGTTCATCTGTTGGTTATGGTCCTTTTGTTGGAACAGCAAATTTTGTAAATCTAAGAAACGATTATTTAAAAGCAGTCGTTGTTTTTAAAGACAATCAAAATTATGCTTTGTATATTAATGGTCATTTAATTGAAGGTTTTTCTGGCTCATTTATACCATTTGAATACGATAGAATTAGAATTGGATGTGGGTTAACAGACGGCAACGATACTGGACAAAGACAAAGTTTTAAACAACTTTTAATGTGGAATAGAGAATTAACCGAAAATGAAGCAATTGACGTTACAAGTTATAATTCATATGCCGATTTGGCAAAAGGCGGAAATTTTAAATTAGTTTAATATGGCAGAAATAAGAATTGGAAACGGCAAATGGGCAATTGGAAACGAGACCTTAATGGGTTATGGGACAACAAACAATAAATATAAACCAATCCTTGTTGACGGAAAAAGGTTTAGTGGAAAAACCACCAAAAATAAAAATAAAGAATTAACACAAATAACAAACAACACACCTTGTGTTAATTACAATGTTTCAAATCATGGCGCATTGGATATCCAAAATCAAGTAACAATTTATTCCAAAAACAGCGAAAATTTTGACAATTCATTGTCTGAATATTTTTTAAGTGGTGCTGATGTTAATTTAGTTCAAGGCACAAATAGTCCAAAAAACGACATACGTTTAAAATCCGATGCCAATGAAGAATTAATGCAAATATCAAAATTGACAAAAACAGGTTTTGGTGGTGGTGCTGGTTATTTACAATACTCAGAAACAGCAACATCTGGACAAACGTTTAGCATTTTTGCCAAAGCTGGAAGCACAAATTTTTGTGGTATTGCCTTTGGAATAAATGGAATTGCTATTCAAGATGTTTTAACCGTTGATTTGACAAATGGCAATTATAATTTTGATAACACAAATAATATTGTCGATAAAATACATGTTGTGGAATATTTTGGTGATTGGTATAGAATAAATATTTTATCACAATCCACAAGTGGAACATATTTATATCGTGTTTTTGCTCCAAATGCCATTAACACAAAAGTTTCAGACAATGGAAATTCTATTTTTATAACTGGTTTAAATTTTACAAGGGACAAATGTTTATTGCCATACGTCAATACATATGGTTTTACGTTAACAATTCCAAGGGACATCATGCACAGAATTGGAAATTGTCAATTGTTTTTGCCTTTAAATACAGCGAATCCACAACGTGGTTTGACATGGACAATGAAATTTTATCCAACAGAATTAATCCCCTCAAGATATATTTGTTTAGGACAAACAGGTATGGATGTTGCTTCATCAGTAGATAAATCTGTGATTGTTTGGAATATGTTAAGTCTTGGAAGTGGAAATTTTGATTTACGATTTGAATATAATTTAGGCAGTGCTGGTTATGTTTATGGAAGCTCATTTGTTGTTGCCAATATATCAGACACAACATTAAAAATTGGACAAACATATCATGTCGGTGTAACGTTTGAAAATGGCAGATTAAGATTGTCTTTAAATGGTAGTGATGCCAATATTTTAAATAATGGAAGCACACCTAATAGTGGAAGCATGACATCATATTTTGCTCCTGTATTAAATGATAGTTCAACAAATCGAGAATTTAATGATTTAAGATTTACTAAAGCAAATGTTGAAAATCAACCAATGCCAGCAGGAATTATTGACACAGCCATTTATGATAGGGCAATGACACAATCAGAATTAAATTCTTTAACTTTACAATAAAAATAAAATTATGTATCATAAAAAATATGAATTTGATAGCAAAGAACAATTTGAAACGTTAAAATTAGATGTGCCACATATGTTTGAAAAAAATCAAAATGATGAGGACGTTTTTGTTTATACGTGTCAAGATTTAATTGTTATATTAGACGAATTGCCATTGTCGGAACCTGAATTAGATGAATTTGGAAATATTGTTGGTGATGTTGAATGGTCTGGAAAATATCATGTCGATGCTTTATGGATGGACGAAGCGAATGAGCCTGACAGCTGGAAAGAATATTTTATACAATTAGACAACGTTGGTGTTCATGGATTTGCTGGTGTAAATTATATAGAAAATAATTAATATAAAATTGTTATATTTGCTATAGTTTAATTTTTTAAAAAGAAAAAAAATGGCAAGCAATGTTTTTAACGGAACAGATTTATTATTAAAGATTTCAGCTGATAGTGGCACACCAACAATTATTGGACATGCAACAACAGCCAGTTTATCATTGAGTCAGGATTTACCTGAAGCAACAACAAAAGATAGTTCAGGTTTTGCAGAACACATTTCTGGACTAAGAAGTGGCGAAATTTCATTTGAAGGTCTTGTTAGTTATACTGATGCACAAAACGTAAAAGAATTAACTGAATTTATAATCAACAGAACAAAAATTGATTGGACTTTGGCAACAGCAACAAGTGGCGACCAAATTTTAAGTGGCGAAGCATTTCTTGCTAGTTGTGAAATTTCAAGTGAAATGGAAAGTCCTGTTACTTATTCAGGCAGTTTAACCGTTACTGGAGCAATCACATCAGGAACTGTATCTTAATAATAGAATTGTAATACATTATGAATAAACAAAGAGGTTACTATACCACTAATTTGGGTGGTAAAAAAAGAACGTTACATTTCAGCTTCAATTTTTGGGCAAATTTAACGGATATTTTAGGCATTCCGTTAGACCAAATTGGCGAAATATTCGCAAATGGTTTTAATATGAAAGGTTTCCGTAGTATTATATATTGCGGAATTCTTGCATATGACCAAGAAAATGGACATGAAATTGATTACAACGAATTTATGGTCGGCGCATGGTTGGACGATTTGAAAGCAGATGAAATGGAAAAAATTATGAAAGCAATGGGCGAAACAAGAATTTTGGGCAATGACATAAATATGGGCATTGAACGAAACACACCACAAAAAAAAACAAGCAAGACCAAACCAAAGGCCTAACATGGTCTAAATTACTGGATTATTATATTGGACAAATTGGTATATGCCCTGATAAATTTTGGACATATACGTGGAACGAAGCACAATTAATTGCTGAATCATATCACATAAAACAAAATTATGAATGGGAAAGATGTCGTTACCTTTCCACCATGATTTACAATGGCAATGCTCAAAAACGAAGTCAATTAATTCAACCAGAAAAATTATTTAAATTACCACAGGATAAAATTAAACGTCCACAAGCAAAACCACCGACAGCTGAACAAACACGAATATTTGCTCAAAAGGTGGAAAATATCAAAAACAAAAAAATTCTCAAAATATAGTATCTTTGTCAATAACATTTAACAATTTGACTTATGATTGGACAAACACTTCGGTTTAATTTATTTGCAAACACAAAACAATTTAATGTAGCATTAACTGCCGCTTCAGCACGTATGAAAGCATTTGGTGCTTCCATGGTTGGTTTTGGAATGCGAATGATGAAAATATCAGGACCCCTTGCTTTAATGGGTGGTGGTGCCATGAAAATGGCGGCTGATTTTGACAAATCAATGACGAAAATTAAAACGTTGGTTGGACTTGCTGGCGACCAAGTTGATGCAATGGGTGTCCAAGTAAAAGCATTGTCAAAAAATATGGCTGTCGATAGTCGTCAAGCGGCTGATGCTTTGTTTTTTATAACGTCAGCTGGTTTGGAAGGCAAATTGGCAATGGACACATTGGCGGCTTCAATGAAAGCATCGGCATTGGGATTAGGCGAAACCAAAACCGTTGCAGATGCGGCCACATCGGCACTTAATGCTTACAAAGGCGGAAATTTAACAGCATCAGGTGCCGTTGACGTTTTAACAATGGCTGTTAGAAAAGGTAAATTGGACACCGAAGCACTTGCTGGAAGTATTGGAAAAGTTATTCCAATTGCTTCAAATATGGGTGTCGAATTTCACGAAGTCGGAGCGGCTTTGGCTGCAATGTCAAGAACAGGAACAACTGCCGACATTGGTGCCACACAATTAAAAGCCATAATGAAGTCGATTCTCGACCCAACGTCTGAAGCAAGAAAAATGCTTACAAAATTGGGAACGTCATCGGAACAATTACAGACGATGTTGGGCGAACAAGGCCTGTTGTCAACTTTGAAATTCTTGTCGGCAACATTCCGAGATAATGGCGATGCTCAACAAGTTGTTTTTGGAAATTCACGTGCTTTAATGGGTGTCATGGATTTAATGGGCAAAAACATGGCAGACACCGAACAAATTTTTGCTGACATGACCAAAACAGCTGGTGTTACTGACGAAGCATTTAAAACGTTGGAACAATCGGCAGAATTTAAATTACGTAAATCAATAAATAATTTAAAAACAACATTTTCAGAATTTGGAAATTCAATAATGCAAGTTATAGGACCAGCATTAAGCAAAATTTTAAATTTAATTTCTGGTTTGTTTAATGCTTTTAGACGTTTGCCAGCTGGAATACAAAAAGCAATTATTGGTGTCATGGGATTGGTTGTTGTTATACCTTTAATTTCGATTGCTTTTGGTGGTGTTGTTTCTGCATTTGGAACAATGATTCCAATTATAACTGGTGCATTGTCATTTTTGTTATCCCCAATCGGATTAATCATTGCTGGAATCGTTGGTGTTTCTGTTGCAATTGTGAAAAATTGGGGTGCTGTAAAAGCGAAAATTGTTGAATTTGCCAATTACTTTATTACATTATATAACGAATCGGTTGGATTTAGAATTGCTGTCGAATCCATAGCATTGGTTTTTAAAACCGTTTTTGCTTATGGAAAAATGCAAATATTAAACATGATAGCATACATTAAAATGATTGGTGGTTTTATTGCCGACATTTTTGGAAGTGCTGGAAAAATTATTAAAGCGGCTTTTACATTAGACCGAGAAGGACTAAAAAAAGGTTTAAACGAATTAAAAGGCAATTTAAAAGAAACGTTCCAATCAGGAATGGACGAAGCAGAATATAACGTTACTAATTTTGCCGATACAACACGAAAAAATATCCAAAAAGCATTAAAGAATGTTATAAATCCAAGTGAGGTTGAATTGGTTGACGAAACAATTTTTGACGGATTTGAAAGTTGGATGTCGGGTAAAAAAGATGATTTTATGAATTTATTCTCATCTCTCAATCCATTAGGCAACATAACAATTCCTGACGGCACATTAACTGGTGGTGGCGATGACGGAAGCGGAAGTGGAAATGGTGGCGGAAATGGTGGTGGAAGTGGCTCAAGTGGTGGTGGGAATGACGCAATCACAAAAGGCGAAAAATTAAAAAACATGATGGAAGAAATTGGCATGACAAGTCAAGAAATGCAACAATCGGTTAACGATAGTTTTAACCAATTGTCAAATTCGGTTGTCGATTCTTTGGGCATTGCTGGAACAGCGATTGGCGATTATGTAACAAAATTATTGAACATGGTTACAGAAACAATAACTGGAAACATGACGATATTAATGAGTGAAGAACAAAAATTAGCACACAAACAAGCACAAACCACAGCAGAAATTGGATTGGAAAATACGTTAGCAACAACAAAACAAGTTTCGACAGCACAGGGCATTGCTTCAAATGTGGCAAAGGTTGCTTCCGATACGTCAACGGCTGGCGCAAGTATTGGGGCGGCTGGTGGTGAAGCAACGGCAGATGCTGTTTCCGGTGCGGCTAAAACTGCCAAATCATTTGGTCCAGCTGCGGCTTTTGTTTTGCCAATTTTAATTGCTGGTGCCATTACGTTAATAACCAAAGCAATGAAAAAAGCCAAAAAATTTAAAACTGGTGGAATTGTGTCAGGAACGACATTGGGAATGGTGGGAGAATATCCTGGCGCAAGGTCAAATCCTGAAGTTATAGCGCCATTGGATAAATTAAAAAACATGTTGCCACAACCACAAACACCACAAATGGCAATGGGCGGTAATTTTACTGTTGATGGACAAGATTTAGTGTTAGCATTAGGACGTGCCAATGAAAATGGCGAAAGACTTTAATTATGTCATACCAAGATATTTATAATACACGTTACAGATTATTTTTTTCTGACATTGACGGAAATCCAAAAAGGTTGGATATAGACCAAAAAAATTATCCAAAAATTACTAATGTAAATTTAAGTTCTGACAGAATACAATTAAGTGATGAAAATGATGTCGCTTTAAATGCAAATTCTTTGCCTTTTATAAACGAAATAACTTTAAACAATAGCGATTATAATGCAATTAAAAACCAAACGATAGGTTATGAATTTAATACTGGTGCTTTTAGTGTCAATGGAAGTATTGGATATTTTAAAGTGTTGTTTATAGATAATAATGACGATATAAATTCAATTGTAGTAGGTGTCAATGATGATGACGAAACAATAAGTTTTCAATATGCAACAACATTAGGCCCAAATTCAAGCGAAACAAAAGGAATTACCAATATTGTTGGAACAGGAAATCCAGTTGTAATAAATTATTCCAGTGGCGACATTTTGAAAAAAAATATTTTTGGAAGCAAAATGACGATTAATTTATTTAAACAATTTGACGATGAATTTGTTCCATTTCATGAATTTCCAGAAAACGAATTTAAAATCAGATTATATAATGGCATAAATAAATTTCAATATCATAAATTAAATATTTTATGTCCAACAACAAATTTTTTAACCAATCCTGACGACCTATATAATTATAGGGAAAGAATTACTAATGTTGAAGACAATTATATTTGTGAAGTTCCTGACAATTTTTTAAATGACGATTTCCAAGAATATGCCACGAATAAAAGCAAATTTATTGAACGTGTTTTATATGACAGCGGTGTCATAGAAAATGAAGATGCTATTTTGTCAAATGATTTTGAAGAAATTAAAGAACCATATTTCCAAATGTATTGGCAAGGATATTTGGTTGCCGATACGTTCAAAGAATCTTTTAAACCATATCCATATAAAATACAATTGACAGCATTAGACATGTTGGCAACAATTGACAATTTTAAAATTAATCCATATGGTTATAATCGTTTGGGTGGAGAACAATCTTACGGAAGTGATTTAATGTCAAATCAAACTTTTGACACCATAGACATATTGGGCAGATATTTTTTAAATCAACCGATTAGTCCGTCAAATTATACAGGACAATCGCCAAATTTAGTGGGTCCAATAGATAGTTTATACCAATATATTTTTGTAGAAATGGACAACAAAACCGAAGGTGTTGACATTGTGCAAACAACACGTTTGTCAGGTAATTTTAATTACACAGGATTTTCCGACAGGTTTACTTATTTAGGCACAAGTTATGGGCGAGATAACACAATTGGACAAGACGGAATATTTGACACAAATTATAATGTGTTGGACGGAAAAGCAATTGTAAATAATTTATTGAGATATAAAAATGCCAGAATTTATCAATCGTGGGGACAAGTTGTTGTGTCATTAATTGGCACAAACAATCGTGTTGTTAGAGATGCGCCAAGTGCTCAAAATGCTGTAACAGGAAGTTTGGCAATGAATTTTGGTTTATCAGCTGACATTACAAATTACATGAAAAATCCAACAGCACACACAAAAAAATATTATAAAATAGCACAACGTGAACAAACAGGCACAGGAACATTACGTGGAATGGTTAATTATATTGGATTTTTTGGGCAACCAATGAGCAACAAAGTTCGTCAAGATTTACAACCAATTAAAAATGATTTTAAAGTTGAATATTTGGCACCATTAAAAGACGTTGCAATTGAAATTGACCGAAGCATGTTAAATTTAGCATTGGGACAAGTTGCGGCTAATCCCAGCATGGAATACGATTCAGGTTTTGATGTCAATAATGGAAGCATAAAAATAAATGACAATCCACGAAGTGGGAGAAAATCATATTCCACAACATCATATTATAATAATAATCCACCTCAAAATTCAAGTGGTTTATATACCGTTTCCATGAGGACAGACCAAAGAACATTTAATCAATATGGGCAAGACCAAAGGTTACGTGCTCCGATTGGGACACCAGAAATTTCTGTTTCAATGGATTATTATGTTGCTTGTGATACGTCAAATGTTTCACAAATTCCAGAAATTAGGCTTTATTATTTTTGCGATTTGGACACACGAGAAGTTATAACACAATCAATAACAGACCGAGATTATTATTACGACCAAAAAGACAGACGTTGGGAAAAAAGCACTAGATTAAATTTTGTTGAATTAAAAGGTGCCACCGATTTTAACAAATGGAACACATTAACAATAACCGTTGATGAATATGATTTATATTCAGGACAGCCTGACGGAATACAATTTGTTCGTGGCGAAATTGGTTTTTTAGCAACCGTTATAAGAAACAATGGTGCTTATGCTTCAAAATATCAAAAAACATATTTAGATAATATTCGTTCCAACGTAAATTATTTTGAACCAAAAAAAGAAATTGTAACGTTACAAAATGTGGCTTCACGTAACACAAAACGACATAATATGAAAATTATTCCATGGCGAACAATTAATGAACGTGGTGGAAATTTTGATTATGAATATATAGAATCCAGCGGAACCACAAATCAATATCAAGGAGCATTGATAAGCAAAGCACAAGAAATTTTGTCTTTATATTCTGCATATGTTAAACGTTACGAATTTACAGCACGTCCAAAAAGAAATTGGTTTGCCATGTCAAATCAATTATATATAAATTTTGACAATTACAAAGATGATGCTATTTCATATGTTGACGGAATAAAAATTAACGTCAAAAACAATGAATATAAAATCATAGCACACAAAGGCATGATTCAAGAATTAGGGCAATTTGACACGTCAGCACGTGTTGAAACATCTTAAAATTACTTTTCATAATAAAATTTTTTTTACAAATTAATTTAAAATAATTTTTTTTATTCAAAATATATTTTATATATTGCCACGATAACACATAAAAAAATATTATATGGAATATTTTGAAATTGAATTTAAAAAGGCATTGAAACAAAATAAAAAAAAGAAATACGATGTCTGCGAAATGTTGGGTTGTTCAGCTCCCACGTTACAAAAAAAAGTTGAAAATCCATTAAAATTTACTTTAAAAAATATATTTGATTTAAAAGATAATGGATTGGATTTTACTGAATATTTTTTAAATAATAATTAAAACCACAAAATGAGAAATAGAATTAAATATTAAAAACATGAAAGAAAAACACATAGTAGAAAAATTACTTAACGTTCAAAAAGAAATTGGAAAAATTTCTAAAAGTGCCACGAATCCATTTTACAAAAGTAAATATGCTGATTTAAATTCCATAATGGATGTTGTTAAACCTTTATTGTCGAAACATGATTTGTTAATTACACAACCATGTGAGGGGAATAAAGTTTATACAATTATTTCAGACCACACAGGAGATTTTAGGCAATCGTTTATAGAAATTCCAGCCAATATTACAGACCCACAAAAATTTGGGTCGGCAATAACTTATTTTAGACGTTACACATTGCAAAGTCTTTTGGCTTTACAGGCTGACGATGACGACGGAAATTTAGCATCAAAAAAAAATGGTAAATTAAAATCGACACACAGCGAAATTACTGCCCTTATTAAAAATGGCGATATTGAAAAAGCACGAAATTATTTGGATAATCATTTGGTTTCAGCTGAACACAAAGAACAATTAACAAATCACTTTAAAAATTAATATATGGAATTAACTGGAAAAATTATAGAAATATTTGACGAACAGCAAGTTAGCGATTCGTTTGTTAAAAAAGAATGTGTCATAGAAACACAAGGCGATTACCCACAAAAAATAAAAATTGAATTTGTGCAAGATGCCGTATCTAAATTAAACACATTTAATGTTGACGACAATGTTATAATTGCAATAAACATTAGGGGTCGTGAATGGTTAGACAAACGAGATAACACAACCAAATATTTCAACTCAATTCAAGGTTGGAAAATTGACAAAGTCGGAAGCCAATTGGCTGAAGGCAAAGTTAAAAAAGTGGCACAATCAGACGATGATTTGCCATTCTAATTTAGAGGGGATTTTTTAAGTCCCCTTTTTTTATGAATAAATATTTAAATTTTTTAAATAACAATTATTTTCGAGAAATGAATCATTACTATATAGAAGGATTACAAATTTTAAACAAAACAAAAATGAGAAAAGTATTTGACACAAACACAGAATATCACAAACACGACAGCATTTCTGCTAGTGGTTTAAAAACAATTTATGAAAAAGGCACAAAATTTTTTGTTGAAGAAATCAGAAAACAAACGTCAGCAATGAATTTTGGCACAGCTGTTCATGTTGCAGTTTTAGAAGGCGAAAAACCTTTTTTTAACGAATTTCATGTATTGCCAAAAATCGACAGACGAACAAAAGAAGGCAAAAATTTATATGCTGAACATTTGGAAAAAGCTGGCGAAAAAAAATTATTGACACAAGATGAATTTATTTTGATTGAAGAAATTTTAAAGGATTTGGACACAAAAGATAAAAAACACATTGTTCCATATTTGGTTGGCGATAAAGAATATTCACATTATGGAACGTTTAATGAAATTGATTGTCGTGTTCGTCCTGATTGCATAAATTATGACAAAAAATTTATTTCAGATGTCAAAACGTGTCAATCAACAAATCCACACAATTTTAGATATGACGTGTTCAAATGGCATTATGATTTACAAGCATGTTTTTATTCTGATTTTTTAGGTTTTGACCCAAAAGATTTTAAATTCATCACAATCATGGCAAAAATGCAAGAGGACAATAATGGAAATAAAGTGCCATTTGTCGATTGTCAATTAAATGAATTAGATGACGATTTTATAAAAAGTGGCAGAAAAAAATATACCGAAGCCATAGCACATTGGAAATTTTATAAAGAATATAAATTACACAAAGGACATGTTTATCCTTACATTAATACAAAAACGAATGCTTATATAATAACAGAAAAAAGAAATGGAATACATCAGGAAGATAGTTGAACAAATATTTGACATTGACATTAGCACAAATTCCAGACAATTAAAATATGTCGAAGCACGAGCATGTTATTATAAATTATGTCGAAAATATACAGCATATACATATGCTCAAATTGGAAAAACATTAAATAAAAATCATGCTACAATTTTACATGGTGTTAACGAATGGCCTGGAATGGTGCGAATTAATCCTGATTTAGCTGAAAAATATGAAATTGCTAAATCTAAATTATTTGAACATGAGCCAGAAATGACACCAGAAAAATTATTGAATCAATACAATAAATTATTGTTAATGAATGTTTTGAAATCAGAAAAATTAAATAAAATAAAAAAAATAATAAACGAATGAACAAAAATAAATATGAAAACAATATGAAAATGTTAGCCGTCAGTTATGCTGGTTTAACGTTCATAATAATGTATTTAATTTTTTTTAATTAATTTTATTTGGAAATTTAAAAATTTTTTTCTATTATTTGCCACATGGCGAATCCATATGACAAATGGTTAGGAAAAGAGGACGTTTTACAACATAAAATTATTAAATATTTAGAATTTAATTATCCGAAATCAATTTGGACACATGTCGGAAATGAAGGTCGGAGAACAAAATTTGAAAGATTTAAAATTAAATATTTGGGTGTAAAAGCGGGAGTTCCTGACGTTTTAATTTTCACACCAAATAAAAAATATAATGGATTGGCAATTGAATTAAAAATTGGATATAATAAACCAACGGACACACAAAAAAAATGGTTGTCTGATTTAAAAAAATGTAATTGGTTTTGTTGTGTTCAAAAAGATTTTGATTCAGCTGTAAATTTAATTAACCAATATTTTAAAAATGATTTATAAATATGTTTATTTTTATGAAGAAAAACAAAAAGTAAAATTTATTGCCAATGCTTCAATCGACATTCCAATTCAATATGAATATGTTGGAAAAATGAATGATGTCGAATTTAACGTGTTAATAGATTTTTTATGGGAAATATACCAAGACAATGACATACCATTAGACGAATTTAAAAAGCATTTTCGAGATTTTAGACATTTTTTGGATGCTAAAAAACAATTATTTAAAACAAAATAAAATGAAAAACAAATGGAAATTAATAAAATATTTAAACCAAAGCGATTTGACAATTTTACGATTGTTCCAAATATAGTTTTTAGGATTAAAAATATTTCGTTGGGTGCCACAGGATTATATTCTTATTTGTTCAGCCATGACGAAAATAATCCAATCACAATAACATATTTACAAGGACATTTTAAAGAAAGTTATAAAGCAATTAAAGCACGTTTGGAAGAATTA